GTTTAGTAACATTGTACCGCTTACACCCACGAAGGATGTCAAGAAGTGTATTGTCGCTATAACCGTCGCGATACGCTCGTACTTCGTGAACGTAGAGAAAGCCATTCTTTTGAGAGATATAGGTTGCAGCGGTTTCGTCACTACCACGACCACTGGGGTCTACGGAGCAGATGGTCTCGGTGTAGTCGCTCCAGTCACCCTGAAGTTGCATGGGTGAATAGAAATAATCTCCAGGCAGTCCTACGGTGGGGAGATCCTTGAGGACGTTGCGGGGATCAGAACACCACACCACAGCATCGGGTGCTTGTTTTGGGTTGACGGAGGTGACAATCAAGTCACTGAACTTAAGTGGGAACTTCTCAGCGTCACTAAGAGTGGTATCCAGCATGAACTGCAACATGAAGTTGCTACGACCCATGGCTGCTTCCCGTTCCAACAGGTCATCGGATTGGAAGCGGTCAGGGTCAGTGGGTGTCCACTCTTCTGCACCCATCTCGATGTCTTCTACGATCTGTGGGGCTAGCAGGTTCTCGTATTGACTGAGCTTGTCTTTGCGGGGATACCGGGCTGGCCAGACAAAGGGTCGGTAGTTACGTTCCGCTAGCTTGCGGTAGATGGTGAAGGTTGTTTGGGGTGTCCCTAGGTACATAATGCGGCTGTCCTTCTTCGGTGTGAGGATGGACTCCGCTTCTGTACAGAGCTGAAGGAGTTTCTCTCGCATCATCTCGGTCATCGAGTTACCAGGAACTTCGATGTCATCGAGAATCATCAGGTCTGCACGAGAACCTGTGAGCTGACCCGTAATACCAACGGATTTAACGGACGGTGCTTGGTGAGGAGAACAATTAACGTCAAAGGAGATCCGAGACCACCGAGCATCATCCGACTTCGGTCTTAGATGACTTAGCCACGGGGTTTCAATGATCAGCTTCTGAAGGAAGATGGACATGTTATCTGCACGCTCTTTTGAAGCGGAGATGATCATGATCTTCTTTTCTGGGTTGTTGAACAAGGTCCACAACACAAAGGCTCCAGTAATCCAGCTCTTACCAACTCCTCGAAAGGCTTGGATCTGTAGTCGTTTGGGGCCTAATTGCAGATAATCTGCAATAGCGTATTGTGCTCGTGTAGGGGAAGGTAAATCAAGCTGCTGCCACAGTGCTTGCAGGAACAGCTTGAAGTCATCCTTGAGCGCGTCAAGAACATTCATTACACACCTTTAAGTTTACCAAAAGACATTCCGTATTGGGAATACATCTTGTTCATTCGTTCAAGCTCTTTAGCTGCCGCTTTAGTGCCTTGACGACGTAGTGTTTCAGCGTGATCCTTGAGGATCTGACGATCAGAGTCAGTTAGATAGCCAGCAATCTTCATGGAGTTACTGGCGCTAGAAGGCGCTGTACGGAGATTGTTCATTATTTGGGGTGTATATACCTAAATAGGAAAAGAGAGGACTTCTAGGGGCTTCTAGGTCGCTCTAGCGAGCACTAGGGGCCTCTCAGAGAGTGTTATGAATCAGTCGTAGTACTTACGACGAAGACGGTCGTAATCTTTGACCTTCTTCATGTCAGGTTTTTTGTCGGCATACTTGCTGCCGTCAACCTTGGTCTTGGTTTCGTAGCCGGAGTCTTGACCGAACTTATTGTCTACGCTCTTAAAGCGAGCCTTCTGTTGGTCAGGGGCTTGACCGGGTTTGTAACCAAAGGTCTTTTCAAAGACGTTGCCCTTAAAGTTCTTGTCCTGGTTCTTCATACCTGCACTGGAGGCAGGACCAGACTGAGGGCGTGGTGCTGCAGGACGAGACGATCCACCACCACCGCTACTCCGAGATTGAGTGGAAGCACCCCCGGATTGGGTAGGAGCGGGCTTAGTGGGCTTAGGAGCAGAAGCAGGCTTATTACCGTAACTGCGAATGGCATCATTCTGACCTTGACGCAGAGCATTCACATCAGAATTGCTAACGCGAGAACGCCAATCCTTTCCAGCAGTTGGTTGCGTCGTGGTACGAGAACGAGTACGTGTACCAGCAGCAGCACCAGCACGAGTGCCCGCAGGGCTAGTAGGTACTGAAAGGGTGGCAGTGCGGTTGTTAGTGCCAGTACGACGCCCAGCAGTGGTGGAGGGCGGCTTGGTGGTGGGTGTGGGCTTATTCATACCCATACGCTCCTTGTAAGCGTTCCATTGACGGTTGCGCTCAGCTACATCAGCAATGTTCTTGATGGCAGCGGGAATAGCTAGTGCTGTACCAAAAGCACCAAGCATGCGGCCACCCATGCCGGCGGCTTTAGTAGCAGCACTGGCAGCACCAGAAGCAGGAGCAGGCTTGGCCGGCGATGCGGCCTTCGCTCGTGCATCTTTGATCAGTTGAGTGGCACGAGTTGCAGTACGTTCTGCACGAGCACCGGTCTTTGGAAGGTTTGCTTTAGCTTTAGCTGAATTAGGCATCCCTGCAGCACCTGCGGAGTAACCTTTCGGAGGCACCGGACCCTTCACAGGACCAGTACGAGTCACTGGCTTCTTAATAACCTGCTTAGGTGCAGGAGAAGACGGCTTCGTCTTAGCTGCTTGTTGGAGCTTCTGAGTCTTAGTCTTGACTTTAGGAGTACCAGAGGTCGAGGCAGGTTTGTTATACGGCTTAGCGGGGTTCCGAGCACCACCAGACTTACCACCAGCTTTAGTTACAGGTTTGGCATTCAGCCAGTTGTTCTTACGAGTTGCCATAATTAATTAATCCAAGAGAGAATAAGCTGTTCTTTGTTGGGGTTTTCACCGAAGGTGGCTCTCATCCATTGGAGCCAGTTTTGACTTCCCTTTGCCTGATTACACGATCTACAACTGGGCACAAGATTGGATGTAAGGTCAGAACCTCCAAATGCTTTAGGTCGAACATGATCAAGAGTGAGTTCATTAGCGTCATAAGTTTCTCCGCAGTAAACACATTGACAATTGAAGTGCTCTTTGATGGCTTTACGCCAGAGCCGCTTTGCTTCAGGGCTTGTCATGGTTATTAGGTTTTGGAGATAGTGATCAGGCGAGGGAAGAAGGGGAGTCATTACCGTTTAGCGTTCGTCTTACGTGCTCCCTTTGCACGGTTAGCTTTACGTGGAACGATCTTTAGGTTCTCACGGGAGTTATTCATTGGGTTGTTATCCTTGTGGTCGACTTCGTAACCACTAGGAATGTCACCCATTGATCGACGTGCTCTTGCCCGTGCTGCATCTTGTTTTTTATGAGCACGACGGTATGACTTCAAGTATTCAGCACGGTCTCTATACTCTTTTTTCCAATCGCGTGCCATTCATTCGACTCCGAACTAATTCAGGATCAACCTTGGGGAGGATGTTGACAAGTTGATCAAGAGGGGAACCTTCCATTGCAACTCCAGTAATGTCATTCTTTGCTAACCAGTCACAGGCTGCTTTAAGGTCTGCAGTGGATGCCTCGCCGGACTTAATACGGCTGATGAGTTCTGCAGTGACAAGGTTATGGAGTTCGTTGAAAGTATCTTCAGTGGCCTTTACTTTCTTAGCCATTTCTCAAAACAATTTGGTCCAGCTTATTCTCGATGCGGATCATGTGATCCTCCATCTTTTGAAGTGCTGAGGATAATTCTTCACGTTGCACGTATTTCTCTGCTATACGTAGTTCAACTTGGTCGATACGTTTGTCTACATCAGAAATACGGCTATGCATACGTGAGTGCAGTGCTACGACTGCGGTGAAGACGGCAATAGTGCCAGATACGGCGGCTTCAATCATGTTCCCGCAAAATACGTATTAGTTTGTCCGCGTAAGCGGGATCAGTGGCGTATTTTTCAACGACAAGAAGGCGGGCACACTCCTCAGCAGAGGATGCACGGTTGACACCTTTGTAATTCTTGTAGTCTCTGTACCACTTGTTGACAAGATCTTGGACGCATTCAAAGAGTGATGGGTAGTCTTTGAACCAAGCATCTGTTTTGATCTCCATACCACCGACAAATTCAGTGGTACGTTTGAGTGTGCCTTGGCCTTCGGTTCCTTTGATGCCGAATGCGTTCCATTTACCAGAAAAATGCTTCCCAAATCCGCTCTCTAATGCCCATTGAGCAGCCACTACGGAGGGATGCTTGCTGCCTGCAGTAGTTGCAGCAGCTTTGACACCAGCCCAGGTGTTGTCGTAGGTAACGAGTGGACGTGTCTGCTGCACTGGCCTGAAGGTCATAAACCAACCAGTACCTGGACCTTCAACTTCCCAACGCTTTAGCCAGTTACGCCAGGTGTATTTGACACTCTTACCACCGGAGCCCACTCTGACGTAACCACCGTTGACGTTATCCATCTCACCGTATGGATCGTGGAAGATACCGTGTTCTCCGTCATCACCAATCAGGAGCATCCAATGGCCGCCACCAACAGGGTTGGAGACGTGACCTTTGTGGAGGATGCCAACAGCTACGGGATAGCCAGCTTTTAGTTCGTTGAGGAGTGTCTGTCTGGTTCCTTTCTGGTAGAAGGACGCGAAAACACCGTGCTGCTGACAGGCTTTGATTTGACTGGTGGATTGTGTTGTATCACCGTATTTGAGAACTGTTCTCAAGTAATCATCATCTGCATTACTACCCTTCAGAGCATCAGGACGGAGATACTTGATGGCCATCGCACATGTCGATGAGAAACACATCCGATCTCCGTGACCTGTTGCACTGTCTGTTTGGGGATAGTACTGCTTAACGTCGAGCAGTACCATGATGTTTACTTGAACGTATCTTTAACACGTTGGATCTTGTCATCCTCAGTGCGGTGAGGCTTGATTGCCTCTACACCACGCAGAAGGATCTGGACAATGCTGTTCTCTTTGAGCTTAGAAGCACCGATGATCTCGGAGCCAATAAACAGCGTAAAGAAAGCAAGTGCCTCATAGGACACTTTGATACCAAGAATAGTGATCATTGTTCTTAGAAGGTAAGTGTATCGTTACCAGAACCACCGAAGATCGTGTCTCCAGTAATTACAGTGCCACTGGTGACGTTATCAATAACAGGAATAGCGCCGTCAATCGAAGCACCACTTTCCCAGTTATTGAAGCCAGCACTGGTGACATACGCAGCAAGCTGCTCAGTGGTCTCTGTAAGGCTCAGGAACGCTTCTTTATCGTTGCTCATGGCACGTATCAAGGAACGCTTGTCAATCACGCTCTGAGGGGCAGCTAGGCCAGTCTCAGAAGCACGAGTGATATACCAGTCCGTCTGGGAAAGAAAGGAGCCAGCAGTTGCTTTGACCTGAGCAGTCCACTGTTCAACAAGTTGAGCGTGGTCCTTTGGATTACCTACACCCCAATAGAACCGTTGGTCGTACCAAGGCTCATCTTCGGTCTCGGTAATACCAAGTGCTGCCCGCTCCTCAGGACTGGATAATCTCAGCCAGTTTGCTGGGTACTGAGTTCCATCTTCAGTTGTAAATGCCCGATCTGGTGAAAGGGGCTGGTTGTTAAGGATAAACATGATTAGTCTTGTTCACTAGTGGGGCGAGTTGCTGTAACCGATCTGGCAGGCAATCACCACGATGATGAGCAATACGACTGGAATCCATAGAAGTATTTCCATTAGCGGGCGCGGGCGTATTGGAAGGGCGATTCTGCCCAAGCAAAACCGACGTAGGTTCCGCCGGAAGCGTTGCGAGCGGCATCACTTGTTCTCACCTTGAAGCCGTTGCTAAGCAAATCAAAGTTGTATGCGCTGTTGCTTATTTCGGCGTCGCTACCGTTGGCCCAGAGGTTTGCATCGGCAACGTTGTAAGTGTTTCTGGCGGTGTCATACATGTGCCAGTAGCTGGTTGAGTCAGTGCGCTTCAGAAGTATTAGCCTGGGGCGGAAGCCTAGATAACACATAGGCCCGTCAGTTGATCCATTGCCAGTAAAGGAAAACGCGCTAGAGTACCCGGCTACTGGGGCGAAGCAGTAGGCGACATGAGTTGCACCTGAAAGGTTATTACTACCATTGGCGAGTGCATTAACGCCAAACGTGCTGCTGTTCCAATCTGAGGACGTTCCCCAGTAAGTAGCACCTGCGGTAGCTACAGCGGCAGTAGAGTTAAGGACAATGTACTTACTTAAATTGTTAAATGTCGAGTGGTAGCAAACCCAGAAGTCCGAAGTGGATCTCGGCTTGACAATAACAAAGGAAGGAGTCGCGTTTAATCCATGTCCCACCGTGGCAGGACTTGCTACAGCCCCCGTATAAGTAACAATCGAGAACCCCGCACTTGCATTAGCCCTCACCTGACTAGAGATGGAGCCAGCGGTATTCGTGACGGTGGAGCTGCCGGCGTCCCAGCACCAACCAGCGTATGTATAACTACTTTCGTTGACGTAAGTGTTATTGACGGAGCCATTGGTAAGAGTAAAGCCATCGGTGTTGAACGCACTGACATAACCACCAACAGGAGGAGTGCCAAAGGAGCTTTCGGCGCCCGTGTCGTTGGACGCCAGCATGTTCGTGCTGCGTAAGGCGTCAAACCATGCGTGGCTACCACTATTACTGCGGCTTTTAATCCACACTAGGTCGGGATTGAAACCAAGTCCTGTGATGCTGCGGCCACTGCTGTTATTTCCAGTCCACAACAACACATCCATCACCGTGGAAGGCTTCGTGACTACTGGGGCGGGCAGGTTTGCCGTGCAGAGCGCCTTGAAGCCGCTGGGGGCTTGATACGCCCAACTTCTTTGGCCGAAGTTTGCTTGCATAGTAGAACTACCCGGAGTTCCACGGATGGCGCAAAAGGGGTAGAGCGTTTTGTTTGCTGTTATTGTTTGAATAGCATTTGTGCCCGCTCCAGGATTCCCACTGGTTCCACCACCGCTGCTATACCAAGTATTGTTCTTGGAAAGCCACAGTTTGATGTTTGTATAATCAGTGGCATCTACCGCAACACCAATTACATCCCCATTTGAAACTGAACCCGTACTCCAGGGATTGGAGCTTCCATCCATGTAGTTAATTGTAGGGTTGAAATAGAAACCATACTCATTAGTGAGCGTAATTCCGGGATCTGCGGTTAAGCTCCTTAAGTCATTGCATACTCCTACGAACGGAGTAGTAATTGCTTCAAGCGTTACTTCCCAGTACCATTTGCCAACAGGGATTGCAAAGGTGCCAGGAAATCCGCCAGTGGTCGATCCCGAATGTTGCAGATTGCCGTTTGATAAACCAGATGTGGGTGCAGCGCTTGATCCATTGCCTAATGGATTCAACGTGCAGTAATTCCCCCTCACTTGCCCACCACTTCCCGTATCAACCTCGCTGCCATTAGTGGGAACGTCTACGAAGCTGTCAGTATCGGAAGATTCCTCGAAAGGACTGCTAAGGGAAACAGTTACGCCGTTTGTTGTAATACTAAGATTATTTGCACTGTTATCAACAAAAGTAGAACTTTGTAGAGTCAACAAAGAAGTATTGGTGATGGCAACAAGAGCCTCTGTAGGCACGGTAAAGTTGCCGGTATAAACAGCCGTTCCTTTTAGGATTCTCAAGTTACTGATGTACCCAGTCAGCTTGTCTCCGCCAAGATACTGAAGGTATCCAACCGTTAGGAGAGTTGAATAATTTGTGCCTGCGCTATTTTCAGACCTTGTACCAACGGAAACTCCGTTAACATAAAGCGTGATTATGCCGCTGCTACGAACAGCAGCAACATGACTCCAAACTCCTGCCGCTATTACGCCTGAAGAACTTTCGATTGCAGGTCCGCCTACGCTATACGGAGCCCAATGAAATTCTGCTACACCACCACTGTCAATTGCCAGTAGCCATTCCTGACCACCTACATCCCATTTACTTGTAATTGTTTGAAAAGCACTTGTACTGCTTGGCTTGACCCAACACTCCACGGTAAAGTCAGCATTAAACGTAAACGCATCATTGTCAGCAACATACATAGGAGTGGAACTGGACCCGTTAAAGAATCCACTCCAACTATTGCTTGTAGTTGTCGGACCGGCAACGATGTTATTAACCGTCCACGTATTTCCATTCCCACTACTGTCCGTCCCTAATGCGGCGGCGCTGCTGTTATCAGCGAAATCAAGGTGGAAACCGTTGGTGCCGTAGCTGCCGGTGTACTCAATCGGCTGCCAGATACCGTTGTCGTCGAACTCACCGAAGCTGGTGGGGTCTAACGCTTGGCCGTCGATGAAGTGGATGTCGGCGAGGTAGCCGGAGAAGTAACCTAGCGAGGTGCCAGCATCGCCAATCTTATGGGCAAAGGTTGAATTGACAGTGGTATCAGCGTTCTGCGTGATTGATGATCTTGAGTCCGTGGAATAGGAGGCTTCAGTTCCGTTGACGTATAATTTGGCTCGGTTTGATGCAGTTGCCTGTGTTGTATCTACGGATAGGACTAAGTGATACCACGCTGAAGGATCACGCAGAAGATTGCTGGTATAAAAGAAATCGGTTACTCCATCCCCAATTTGGAGCCTGTTTAAGCCGTATAAAAGCCAGAAATTGTTTGACAGCCCTGTAGATGTTCCGTTTTGTGCGTTAAATATAACTTGATAGCCAGTACCAGTATTTCCTAGCTTCACCCACCCGGCCCAGGTCCACGTCTTGCGGTTGCCGGCTGATGCGGGGGTGCGACTAAAAAAGGCTGAATCCGGTGCATTCAGGCGAACGGACCTGGAGATGCTGTATCCACCACCACCTTCCTGCCCCAACAAGAGGCTGTTGTTCAAGGCGCTCATTTCACGTCACCAATGAAGCGGACCGCAATGCGAGTCGTTGTCTCGCAGTGGTAGGCCAGTAGATCCACAGCATTGGCCGTTGTGGTGAGCGTCGGTGCCGTGCCCCCTGGGAACTTGAAGACACTGTTGTAGGCAAGTGTCCTGGAGCCGGTGCCGTCTTGGACGACACGGATCACACCGCTCTGACCAGCAACAACATTCGTCGGGGCACCAAGGGTGCGGTTGCCACCGAGGGTGACCTGGAACTGGTTGCCGAGGCTCAGGTCGGTGGCAATCGTTGCGGCATCGGTAAGGGTGACGTAGGCGCCGCGTTGAGCAGCGGTGAAGGTCTGTGCAACGTCGGTTTTGGCCGTGTCTGCGTCATAGCTCTGTACCGTCGTGCCGATGGCAGATGTTGGTACATAGCTGCTCATACCAGCTTGGGTCTGGTAAGTGCTAGCAGCGTTAGCCGTTGTCAGGTAGCTGGTCATCCCCGACTGGGTTTGGTAGGTAGAAGCAGCGTCAAAAGTCGTCAAATACGACGACATACCAGACTGTGTTTGATACGTCGATGCGGCGTTAGCCTGAGTCAGGTAAGTAGACGCAGCAGTCGTGGCATTCAGCTTGCTGCTATCAAGAGCAAGAATGTCTGCCTCAGCTTGGTTCAGGTCTGTCTGCAGAGTGGTTACATCACCCTGTAGTGTCGTGATCGCATCGCCATACCGTGTCTCTGGATCATTCGGGAAATACTGAATCCAGTTCCAGGTAGAACCTGCAGTGGTGTAGACAATACGAACACTGAGACCAGAATCACCAACAAATCCTGCAGGCTTACCACTCAGAGGGCTGAAGCTTTCAATACCAGTAGAGTTGACAACCTCAACAGCGTCGTTATTAGCAGGACTCGCTGGAATCGCAGCAACGTTGGCTACGGTGTCATAGAGAATGGCATTAGCCACAGCAGAGGCTGCAGCGTTAGCCGTGCTGATGGCTGTGTTAGCTGTGGAGAGTGCGGTGGAGGCGTTGCTAGCTGCGGTGTTAGCAGTAGTGACAGCAGTTGAAGCGTTGGACGATGCAGTATTTGCCGTAGAAACAGCAGAGCTTGCATTGGTTGAAGCTGTATTGGCTGTGGAGACAGCAGCAGTCGCATTAGTGCTAGCTGTATTGGCAGTGCTCAGAGCGGTGTTAGCGGTGCTAAGAGCAGTAGCAGCATCACTAGCAGCACTATTGGCTGTGCTGAGTGCTGTTGAAGCGTTCGTGCTAGCCGTATTGGCAGTAGACACAGCAGCACTAGCGTTGGTGCTAGCGGTGTTAGCTGTGGTTACAGCAGCAGAGGCGTTAGTAGACGCAGTGGTAGCTGTTGCACTGGCTGCATTGGCGGTGCTTAGAGCGGTGTTAGCCGTTGTCGTAGCACTGTTTGCCGTAGAGATAGCAGACGTAGCATCCCTATTCGACTCCTGCGTCACATACAGGTTCTGAGTGAAGTTATCATTCAAATCCTGAGAACGAATAGCAGAACCCGGATAGAACTGAGCAGCAAGAGCTGCGTCATCAGTGACACGATAAATCCGAATAGCAACACCATTAGCAGGTGCTGTGTTGAATTGGATCGTGGTAGCGTTGGCTAAGGTGTATGCAGTTGTAATCGTACCGTTCAAGGAAACCTTGATGTCGGTAGTCTCTAGGTATGGGAAGGTAAAAGAAAAGAGGACGGTGGTTCCGTCCCCTGTGTAGGTATTCTGAGTGACAGCCATTTACGCTTATTTGCGAATTTGCAATAGTTCTTGTACTTGGGTGGTATCGTCACTAGCGCCTCGAATGTCTCCGACACCAAGCCGTTGACTACGACGCTGCTTCAGTCCTCCAATAACTGCAAACGTTGCATCTTCCTGTTCAAGTGCAGCGAATGCCATCTTGAAGGCTTGATTGTGAATGCGATCTAGTTCACGGTGCACAACAAGATCCTTAATCGGAAACTCCTTCTGAGTCTGCTGTCCCCGTTCTTTCACGTATTCCTTGATCTTTGAATTCCAGAAGCCTTCCTTCTGGTTCATCATGCCTTCAATCTGACCTTTTAGATCAGCATTCTGGGCAATCCAGTTGTTTACTTTCTGCCGTTGTTCAGGTGTTAGTTGCTCACCAGTACTTGGATTCAGGCGTACTGTTTGGAGGTTGTCCCATCCAGTCTTCAGAAGCCATTGCCTCCACGGCTCCATGCCACCATTACTCTTGAAGAATGGCAGCAAAGCATTCATGCCAGCAGTGAGCGGCTCATGGTAGTTAATAGGTTGCCCAGTGTAGATATCAAGTTGATCCTTTAGCATCTCATTGCCGCTGAATAGGAACCTATTTCGGTTGGCTAAGTATGCAAAGAAATCATTCTCTACATCCTTCAGTTGAGGAGTGATCGCTTTGGACAGCAGACTCCGTGCACCTGTGTACGGCAGCATTGAGTCTGCCT